AGAGTTGTTCTTGTACACGCAAACTTAGCGTTACAGTTTAGAAACGCACCAGACGTTGGTATTGACTGGCCAGGCGACAGAGAGTTGTGGTATCTTCAGGCACATGCAACTTGGCAGATTTCTGGTGTGGAGAGTGGTCGTCGATTGTTCTTCGACTTGATATATAGAAAAAGATATAAGAAAGATGATACTTACGACGAGTTTAAAGAATACATTCTTCAAGTCCTAGAAAAGATTGGTTGGCCAGATGCAGTCCCATATCAACTAGGAGATCAAAAGAGATTTGCAGCTCCGTTTAATGGAATCGAATCTATTGAAGAGAACTACTCTAAACACATGCAAGACATGTTTGTTCTCGCTTGTTTAGATGGTAAACGTAATGGTACATATCTTGAAATTGGATCTGGTAATCCTTTTACTCACAATAACACTGCACTACTTGAAACTAAGTTCGACTGGAAAGGCATATCTATAGAATGGTCTGCACATCTTGCATATGATTTTGCACAACGCAGAAACAACACTATTATCAATGCAAACGCTTTGGAAATTGACTTTGAGGATCTACTCGTAAAACATTGTATGGAAAGTACCATTGACTTTCTTCAGATAGATACTGATGAAACTTCTATACAAGTTCTAAGGAACATGCCGTTTGGAAGATTTAAATTTAATGTCGTTCAGTTCGAACATGATGCTTACAGACTTGATCCCGCCATTCGTGCAGAAGCAAGACAGATAATGCATGATAATGGTTATGAGATTGTTTGTCAAAACCTTTGTTTCAGGCCAGGCGTTCCTTACGAGGATTGGTTTGTTCATAAGTCTATTGCAAACAAAATTCCACAGAGACTTTTCTCTGCATCAGAAAGTAACTTCTTTTGGGAATATCTCGTCAACAGAGAGGAGTAATGAATTTGAAAGTTGTTTTGGTATCGGGTGGATTTGATCCCCTACACTCTGGACATATTGAATACTTTAAAAAAGCACGTGCACTTGGTGATCATCTAATTGTAGGTATCAACAGTGATGCATGGTTGGAGAGAAAGAAGGGGCGTTCCTTCATGCCTGTCCAAGAACGTGCATCCATTGTTAAAGAATTATCATGTGTAGATAATATCTGTATCTTTACGGATGAGTATGATGCAGACGGTAGTTGTAAAAAGTTCGTGGAGGACATGTGTGAGGAATATAAGACAGATGATGTCATATTTGCGAATGGTGGAGATAGAACTTCGGGTAACATACCTGAGATGGAAGTTGAAGCTTCTAATCTATCTTTCCAATTCGGAGTTGGTGGCGAAGATAAAAAGAACTCTTCGTCTTGGATCTTAAAAGAATGGAAGAACCCAAGAGTAAATCGTAAGTGGGGAACTTATACTGTTCTTGATACAAACGGTTACTGGAGAGTTAAAGAACTTTCAATTGATGTAGGTAAGTCTCTATCAGATCAACGTCACTTCATTCGTTCAGAACACTGGCACATTGTTAGTGGTGAACTTAAAATGCAATTGGAGTTTGCGAACGAATACAAAACCTCAAAGATATATAAAAGAGGTGATAGTATTGACATTCCTGTTAGAACGTGGCATAAAGCAACCAATGTTGGTTTAGTTCCTGTCAAAGTTATCGAAGTATGGCAAGGAAATGAATTAAGTGAAGAGGACATAGAACGCCGTCTATTATAAATATCTAGAAAGCAAATAAAAGTTCATAGGGAACGTATCATGGCACAGCCAACCACAAGGCAAGAATTTGTAGAACACATCCTTCGTAAAATCGGCGCACCAGTTATCGAAGTCAATGTTTCTGAGGAACAAGTAGAAGACCGTATAGACGAAGCAGTCTCATTCTGGCGTGACTATCATTATAATGGTAGTCAACTTGTTTATCTCAAACACCAAATTACACAGGACGATATCGACAATGGGTATTTCCCATTGCCTCAGGATATTCTGGGTATCTCTCGTGTGTTCGATTTAAAGTCTGCAATCTCTTCAGGCACTGGTATCTTTAACGTTTCCTATCAATACGTACTCAACAACCTTGAAGATATTACAGGTTATAATATCACAAACTATTACATGAGTATGCAACACCTAGACATGTTGCAAGAAGTGTTAGTTGGAAAACCACTCATTCGTTATAATAGACACGTTAATAGACTTCACATAGATATTGAGAAAGATCTCTTTGTTGTGGGTGATTACATTGTTGTTGAAGCATATGATGTAATTGATGCTGGCACATATCCAGATGTCTGGAGTGACAGATGGTTGCAGAACTATGCATCAGTACTTGTTCGTGAACAATGGGGAATGAACCTTACTAAGTTCACAAACATGCAACTTGTGGGTGGGGTTCAGTTTAACGGCGAACAGATCCTACAGGAGGCACGTGCAGAACGAGAGAAGATGGAAGAAGAAGCAATCTCCAATCTTCAACCCCTCACATATAACTTTATTGGTTAAGACATGGCAACGAACGCATTCTTCCGTAACTACGGACATTTCAATGAACAGAATCTCATTGACGATCTGGTGATCGAATCTATCCGTATGTACGGTGTGGATGTTGAATTCTTGCCTCGTACTGCAGGTTCTGTCGATAATATTTTAAATGAGGATGACACACCTCTTTACAACCGTCTGTTCAAGATGGAAATGTATGTCAAAAATGTCGAAGGTTTTGAAGGTGAAGGTGACTTCCTATCGAAGTTTGGTTTGCAGATCAGAGACCAAGTTACCTTTTCTGTGGCGGTTCGTACATTCGAACGTTATGTCACTAAAGATGAACCACAACAGAAACGCCCATTGGAAGGGGATCTAATCTACTTCCCACTTAATGGAAAACTGTTTAAGGTCATGCATGTAGAACATGAGTCTGTATTCTACCAGATGGGATCTCTACAGACATATGATTTGAAATGCGAGTTGATGGAATACAGTAACGAACGTATCGAAACTGGTTATCAACACATCGACAATATAATGAAGGATATCGTTACTACAACTGGTGGTACTGCAAATGTTGCAACTCTTGAAGCACTTGCGAACACAGATCCAATTGCAGATAACTTCTTCTTCGAAAAAGATGCAGATGGTATTATCGACTTCTCAGAGATCGATCCGTTCAGTGAATTGATTTCGATACCAGATGATAATCCAGTATCTAACACATAGGTGACCAGATGGCAATAGCAAATTATTTCTATAATCAAACTACAAGAAAATATGTAGCCCTCTTTGGTACTTATTTTAATCAGTTAAAAATTCAGAGAACGAATAGTGCAGGTGCGCAGATCCAAGAGATGATCGTACCAATTTCTTATGCGCCGTTCCAGAAAATTCTTGCGAGATCTACGCAAGATCCAGAATTGAATCAACCCTCAGCAATTACGTTGCCAAGAATGTCGTTCGAACTGAACAGTATGCAATACGATGGCGAACGTAAAATCAACCCAACGATGAAGATCAGAAAACAAACCATTGAAAGTGGTGCAACTGGTCGAGGCTTTGTTTACGCAGGTACTCCATACAACCTTGAATTCTCCCTATATATTATGACCAAGTATTCAGAAGATGCTGCGAAACTAATGGAACAGATTGTTCCGTTTTTCAATCCAGACTTTACGTCTACTGTAAAGATTATTGATGATATCGAACCAGTCGATATTCCTTTGATTCTAAACAGTGTGACCACAGAAGAGATTTATGAAGGCGACTTTACAGAGAGACAGTCAGTCCTTTATACACTAGGATTTACTATGAAGGCATGGTACTTCGGGCCAGACAGAGAGAAACCAGTGATTAAGTTTGTAGATGTTAAGGTTACTCAAAACACTAGTCCAACTGCCTCTATCGACGACACTTATCAAGAAAGGTACACAACACAGCCAGGTCTAACAGCAAACGGAACTCCAACAACAGACGTTACGAATACAATCCCATATACGCAGATCGAATTCGATGACGACTGGGGAGTTATTAATGTGATAGAGGTGAACACGCCATGATTGACGATACAATTTCATCAACATTGGGAGTACGAACACTTGCAGAAGCTCAAGCAGAGGACACTATACAACCAGATACGGATAATCGATCTACTGGAGGATTCGGATCTAATAGAAAACAGAGTCAAACTGACGAGGATAGACAAGAGGGTTCCACAGTACATGAGGAATCTGAATTGGCGTCGAATAAGGAAACAAAAGGATCGACGCAGACGCAAGACGGTATTGAGGTTACTAAAGGAGAGGTACGCTTAGAAGACCACCCACATTGTGGAACTGAAAATTGTTGTGGTGAGTGTGAAACTGCCGTAACAGTAACAGGAGACACCAATGTGGTTCTACCTGCAGAGTCAGACGAGAATCTCAAAGATATTGAACTCGCTAAACAGAATGTTCAAAACATCATTGAGATGGGAGACGATGCAGTACAAGAAATGGTTTCAATTGCAAAACAGTCGGAATCGCCTCGTGCATTCGAGGTGGTTTCGACTCTCATGAAGACACTACTAGATGCAAACAAGGAATTTGTAGATCTTTCTTCTAAAAAGAAATTTGCAGAGGAAGAGAAGGTACATGGCCCGAAAGAGACTAATATCACAAACAATAACTTAATTGTATCTACTGCAGATCTCTTGAAAATGATCAAGGATGGTGGATAGAAACCATGCAAGGTTATCTTGGTAATGTAAACTTAAAACGAATTGGCGAACAAATAGAATGGACACCTGATATGCTCAAAGAGTATATGAAGTGTGCAGACGATCCTATTTACTTTGCAAAAACATATATTAAAATTGTACACGTTGACAAAGGATTGGTTCCTTTTGATATGTACGATTACCAAGAAGACATCACAAACAAAATTACTAATGGTCGCCGTGTTGCAGTTCTAACTGCACGACAGTCTGGTAAGACAACAACAGCGACTGCAGTTATTCTTCATTACATTTTATTCAACGAGTTCAAGACAGTCGCAATCCTTGCGAACAAAGGTGACGCTGCCAAAGAAGTTATGGCACGTGTCAAACTCGCATACGAAGCATTACCAAAGTGGATGCAACAAGGTGTTGAAGAATGGAACAAAGGAAATATCGCATTAGAGAATGGATGTCAAGTCCTCGCAGGGACAACATCTTCTAGTGCAATTCGTGGTAAATCTGTGAACTTCCTCTATCTTGATGAGGTTGCATTCATTGAAGGATATGATGAGTTCTTCGCATCTGTTTACCCAACTATCTCATCTGGTGAGTCAACAAAACTTTTGATGACATCAACACCAAATGGGTTGAATCACTTCTATAAAACCTGTAAGGGTGCAAAAGAAGGTACGAATGGTTATGATTATGTTGAAGTCAACTGGTCAGATGTGCCAGGACGTGACGAGGCTTGGAGACAAGAAACTCTTGAAGCGTTAGATCATGATGAACAGAAATTCAGACAAGAATATTGTTGCGAGTTTCTGGGCAGTTCTGGTACGTTGATCAATGGTGCAAAGTTAAAAACCTTGACATACAATCAACCAATAGCAGAACAAGAAGGTCTCGTCCAGTACGAAAAACCTTTACAAGACCACACTTATGTTATTACCGTAGACGTATCTAGAGGCAAAGGATTGGATTACTCTACATTCTGTGTTATTGATATATCGGAAATGCCTTATAAACAAATATGCGTTTTTCGTGATAACTTCATCACGCCGGTGGACTATGCGTCTATTATATATAGAGTAGGAATGTTATATCACGAGGCCGCTGTTCTTGTCGAGATCAATGATATCGGAGAACAGGTTGCAGATGTTTTATTGATGGACTACGGATATGAAAATATTCTTTATACAGAAAACGCTGGGCGAATGGGAAAGAGGATATCAAGTGGATTCGGACGTGGCGTAGACAATGGCATAAGAACAACAAAAAGTGTAAAATCGGTGGGATGTTCTATCTTAAAAATGTTGATAGAGCAAGAACAATTGATCTTACAAGACTTTAATACAATTCAGGAATTATCACGTTTCTCGAAAAAGGGTGTATCTTACGAAGCAGAATCTGGCGCACATGATGATTTGGTAATGAATTTGGTAATATTCTCGTGGTTAACTGATCAACTTTACTTTAAAGATTTGACAGATATCAACACGATGATGAAGTTGAGAGAAAAGACAGATGAACAAATAGAAGAAGATTTACTTCCATTTGGATTTATAGACGTAGGTGAAGACTTGCCACAGGCTGGATTCCAACCTGTGAAGAGACAGGATGAGGACTGGTTATTTTAAACCTTTTGTTTTTATAAATAAAAACAGTGATATGAACTGATAAAAAAACTAAATTTATTCAAAGGAGAAAAATATGGCTTTTTCCGTAAGTCCTTCCGTCATAGTTCGAGAAGTAGATGCGAGCCAAGTCGTCCCAGCCATTGCAACGCCCCCAGCTGCAATTGCGGGCGTATTTCGCTGGGGCCCTACTAACGAACCAATTCTTATTACTTCAGAGACTCAACTCGTAGATCGTTTTGGTAAGCCAGGCGATGACAACTACGAAACATTCTTTACAGCAGCTGACTATCTTGCATATTCCAACGCATTGTTCGTTGCACGTGCAGAAACCTCTGGCTCCGCTAAGGCAGATGCATACGACTATGTATTCTTCCCAGCAAACACAATTATCGCAAACACAGACGTGTCTGGAACTTTAGATACTGCAAACTCAACGTTTGCTGCATTCGAAGCGAAACATATCGGTGATTTGGGTAACGCAATTGATGTTGCATACGTAAAGGGCGCAGAGTTTGAAGAATCGGTAATAGATGTAGGCGATATTCCAAATCAACAGATCTTATATACAGGAACTGTTGCACAACAGACTATCGGATTTGCTGGAACAACAATGACGTTCCAAGTTGCAAATACCTCACAACTGACATCAATTAATAGCGGTGATACAATTGTTATTGGTAACGACTCAGTCGGTTATCAACAGTTGAACATTACTACACTAGTAGAAACAGCGTATGACGCAACATACACACCAACTGCAAACTCTGCAGCGATTGCGATATACGAATACGATTTCACATTCGACAGAAAGTATACTCTTGCAGAAACTGCATTGAATAAACTGAAAATCGATAGAGAGTGGAAATACGCAAACCTATTTGGTAAAGCGGCAGACGCAAACAACTACCACATTGCAGTCATCGACAGAACTGGTGATATCGGTGGAGTAAGAGGTTCAGTACTAGAAAAGTTCGAAAACCTTTCAACTACTCCAGGCGCTACAACCTCAGATGGACGCACAAACTACTACAATGATGTGATTACAAATCTCTCAGCGTGGGTAAATGTGGCAAACAACGCACACTTCGAAGCAGCAACAACTGCATACGAAGTTCTTTCTGGTGGATCTGATGGTACTGCAGAAGGTTCTGCATCATTCGGTGCAACTGCTCTTGCAATTGATTCATTCCAGAGTGCAAACGAAATCGACATCTCTTTCATCCTACAGGGTAAAGGTGATGACAATGGTCAGATCGCAAACTACATCATTTCAAATATCGCAGACACTAGACGTGACTGTGTTGCATTTGTTTCACCTTCGAAAGAAGCAGTGGTAGATACACTGAAAACAAACGCTAAAATGACGAAGGTAATTGAATATCGAAATAAACTTACTGCATCATCTTATATGATGATGGATAGTGGGTATAAATATCGGTATGACAAATACAATGATCAATATCGTTGGACTCCATTGAACGGTGACATGGCAGGTCTGTGTTCACGAGTTCAAGTCTTTGAATCTCCGGCAGGTTATCGTAAGGGTGTAATCAAGAATGTTATCAAACTTGCATTCAACCCGAACAAATCACAAAGAGATCAACTGTACAGTTCAGATGTGAACCCAGTTATTTCACAGGTAGGACAAGGTATTTTGTTGTTTGGTGACAAGACTGGACAAGGTTTTGCAAGTGCATTTGATAGGATTAACGTACGTAGATTGTTTATCGCAGTCGAAAAATCAATTGCAACTGCAGCGCAATCGTTCTTGTTTGAACTTAATGACGAGTTTACGCAAACTCAGTTCCGCAACATTGTAGAACCGTTCTTGCGTGAGATACAAGGTAGACGAGGAATCATCGATTTCAGAGTCGTATCAGATGCAACTGTGAACACACCACAGGTCATTGATGCAAACATGTTTAAAGCGAGTATCTTCATTAAACCTGCCCGTTCAATTAACGTAATCGAACTTACATTTGTCGCAACAAGATCTGGAGTCGAATTCGACGAGATCGTTGGACAGTTGACTTAAGGAGAGGTAAGATATGGCTTTTAACATAAACGAGTTTAAATCGGAACTGACAGGTGGAGGCGCACGCCCCACCCTGTTCCAATGTCAGATCACAAACCCGATTGTTCCAGCCGCAGACTTTAAATTCCCTTTCATGGCAAAGGCAGCAGGGATCCCAGAATCAACTCTGGGAACCTACACTGTTCCTTACTTTGGACGAGAAGTTAAATATGCAGGTGACAGAACATTCGGTGATTGGACAGTGACGATTATCAACGATGAAGACTTCTTGATTCGTAACGCAATGGAAACATGGTCTAACAGTATCGCAGCACATGATGCGAACACTAGAACACTTCCACAAGATTACAAATCAAATGGTTTGATAACACAGTATTCAAAAGATGGATCTCCATTACGTACATACATTTTTGAAGGTATGTTCCCATTGTCAATCTCAGAGATTGCGATGGACTGGAGTTCTACAGACCAGATCGAAGAATTTACCGTCACGTTCCAGTACGACTTTTGGCGAGTAGAGGGTGCGACTGGTATTTCTACTTCTTAATATTTTATAGGATGATATAATGCGAATTTTTGGTTTTGAAATCAAGAGGCAATTAGACGGAGAGGAACAGGCGCAACCTGTTTCTTTCGTCGAGCCTCAAAATGATGACGGTGCGATTACAGTCGGTAACGCACTTGGTGGATTTTATGGTACTATGTTGGACATGGAAGGTTCTGCTAAAACAGAATCTGAACTTGTCACAAAGTATCGACATATGGCAATGCAGCCTGAGATTGCACAGGCGATTGACGAAGTTATCAACGAAGCAATTTCGGTAGATAGTTACGATCAAGTTGTCGAAATCATCTTGGATGAAATCGATTTGCCAGACAAAATCAAAGAAGCTGTACAAGAAGAATTTGAAAACGTGTTGAGTCTTATGGACTTTACTAATACCGCATATGATTTATTCAGTAGGTTCTACGTAGATGGAAGACTTAATTTTCACATTATCATTGATGAAGAAGATCTTAAAAGAGGAGTTGTGGAACTCCGATACGTTGACCCAAGAAAAATCAAACTCATTCGTGAGATTGACAAGAAGGCAAGAGATGGCGCCTCAGGCATCCCTACCAAGAAAGTAAAGAACGAATACTACATTTATTCGGACACAGGTTTTGGAAACAGTTCAACCAATATGGGTGGACGTGATAACACACACAGAATATCAAAAGACTCAGTAGCTCGTGTGACATCTGGTTTGATGAATGAAAGTAACTCTTTGGTTCTTGGTCAATTACACCCAGCAATCAAACCTCTCAACCAGTTAAGAATGTTGGAAGACGCAACTGTCATCTATACGTTGACTCGTGCACCAGAGAGACGAATCTTTTATATCGACGTTGGTAACCTTCCAAAGGCGAAGGCAGAACAATACCTACGTGATATGATGGTACGTCATAAGAACAAACTGCAGTATAACTCTGCAACTGGTGAAATAACTGATGCCCGTAAGATGATGACAATGACAGAAGACTTCTGGTTCCCTCGTCGTGGTGGTGAGAGATCTACAGAGGTTGATACTCTTGCAGGCGGTGGTGCACAGGCACTTTCAACTGACGAGAATCTACAGTATTTCCAACGTAAATTATACAAATCACTTAAGGTTCCAATTTCGAGACTTGAACCAGAAACTATGGCTACATTTGGTCGTGTATCTGAGATCACTCGTGATGAACTTAAGTTTGGTAAATTTATTCGTCGTGTTCGTGCTCGTTTCTCTGGAATATTCAATATCATCCTAGAGAAACAATTGATTCTTAAGGGTGTAATGGGCCCAGAAGAATTTGAAGAAATCAAAAACCAAATTCGTTATGATTTCATAAAGGACAACTACTTCGAAGAACTCAAACAGTCTGAGATTATTCGTGAACGTATGACAACTCTAAGAGATGTTGAAGAACATGTTGGTGTTTACTATTCACGTAGTTGGGTAGTCAAGAATATCTTGATGATGTCTGAAGAAGAATTCAAAGACGAACGTGAACAGATTGAAACTGAAAAAGAAGAATTCGGTTCAGCCGAAGATGAATTTGACGTTTAATAAATAAAACTAATAGATTAAGAGATATAGGAACAGAACAATGAAATCCTTTAAAGACATATTCACGGTTAAAGAGGTTGCACAACCTAACAACCCAGAGGAACAAAAGTTCAAAGATCAACACAAGATTCAAGTCTTTGATCATCCTGTGGCCGAACCTAGTCAGTTCACTGGAGAGATTCAGGGCAAAGGTCGTGCATTGAAACGTCTTTCTGATTATGTTGCAGGCGAAGATGAAAAGGTCTATGACCAAGCATACGAAGAAAGTGCGGATGCAGAAGACGACGATGAGGAGTCTGAGAGTCTACAGGAAAAAGCTGTATCTAAGTCACAACAGAAGTTGATGGCGATGGCTCTTGCCTTTAAACGTGGTGAGATGGAAGACGACGAAGCATCTGATGAGGTCAAAGAACTTGCGAAGTCTATGTCTGAAAAAGACTTAGAGGATTTTGCAAAGACCAAACATAAAGGGATGCCAGATAAAGTCGCAGAGGCAATTGATGCGTTGGTTATGGAAAATCCACAACAGGAAATTCCAATGATGCGTCAACAGTTGGCATTCATCGTATACGCTGCGAGAGAAATCGATGACTATCTAATGGAAGTATCGGATCCAGAAGAATGGTATCAAAACAAACTTGCATATGCTTTTGCACAGATGAAAAGTCTACATGCATATGCAGAAGGTGAAATGTCTATGATGGATCGTCCATCAGACGAAGACCAGTACAATGCATCTTATGGTGGTTACTACGAGTCAATCCAAGAAGCATTTAAACAGGGTAAGATGAAACTGAAAGACGGTAAGACTGTTAATCTATCTAAAGACGATGCAGCTGCATTGGAAAGTATGATGAAATCAGTCGGTGCTAAAAACCGTAAACAGATGGAAGCGGATCTGATGAAGAACGCAAAGACGTTCGCAGAGATGTTGAAGTTTGCGAAGGAAGCATCCTAAATGGCATACGTTGTAGTCCCAGGCAGTAACAATATTTGGGAATACGACAACGCTGCACTTGCGAGTGACAGTGACACATATGACGATATGAACGGAACAGTGTCGGGTGGAGTTAGATCTTTCACCCCACCAAATGGTGGTAATACACAAGAAACCTACATTAGATGTAGGAAGGTGGGTGAGACAACCGTTCGTGGAGAATTGAATAAGAATTACTACGATGCACGTGTTTAGTGGCATATAAGTCGTAAAATTTATAAATAAAAGAAATTAATTCGTTGAGAGGAATAGAGACATGAAGCTCATTTCAGAAGTTACAGAGGACATGAATGTTCTCACAGAACTAGATGAAGCGACTAATAAAAAGAACTTCTTTATTGAGGGTATCTTCATGCAAGGTAACCTCAAGAATCGTAATGGTCGTATCTATCCTAGTGAGGTTCTAGAATCAGAAATGAACCGTTATCAAAAAGACTTCATTGACACGAAGCGTGCCCTTGGTGAGTTAGGTCACCCAGACGGCCCTCAAATCAATGGAGATAGAGTTTCTCACCTGATCACACAGATGAATAGGGAAGGAAATGATTTCTACGGAAAGGCCAAGATTCTTGGTACTCCTATGGGAGAAATCGTAAAGACGTTTATCGACGAAGGTGTTCGTTGTGGAGTATCCACACGTGGACTAGGATCTGTTAAACAGAAGAATGGCGTAATGGAAGTCCAACCAGACTTTCATCTTGCAACAGTAGATATCGTTACAGACCCATCAGCGCCTAATGCGTTTGTAAATGGTATTATGGAAAATACAGAATTCTACTATGATGTTGCGTCTAGCAACTGGATTGCAACCCAACCAGTTGAGGAAGTAATTGAAGAAATTCAAGAAACTGTTGAAAAGACATACAGGACGGTAACGAAGCGTATCGACGAGTCAACAGCGGCAAGGATGTTTGAAACATTTATTCGTTCGTTAAGAAACTGAATTTTTATAAATACTTTTTGTAATAAATAAATCAAATCAGATTTAAGGAGAAAAACAATGGCAGATGAAAAGAAAATTGTCTCTGACGATGGTGTTTCAACAGCTGCAGGCGCAGTTACACCTGAAGGCGGTTCAGACAAAAAAAGAAAAGCTGATTCTGCAAAAGGCGATAAAGCACCTAAAACTTTGAAAGCAGGATACAAAGAAGACGCTGATGTATCTGAAAATGAAGAAGTAGTTGCTGAGTCACCAGAGTCAGAAGAAGTAATCGAAGAGATCGTTGTAGAAGAGTCAATTGCTGACATCTTCGAAGGCATGGATCTCTCAGAAGAATTCAGAAACAAGGTAACAGTTGTTTTTGAGGCTGCAGTTAACGAAAGTGTTTCGCAGAAAGTTCAGAAGATTGAAGAAGAACTTAACGAGAGACTAGAGTCAGAGTTGGCTGAAGCAGTGGAATCTAAAGTTGGCGACATGGTCGAAAACTTGGATGCATATCTTGACTATGTGGTTTCAGAATGGATGGAGGAAAATGAAGTTGCTATCGAAGCTGGAATTAAAGTAGAGATGGCAGAGTCTTTGATGGACGGTTTGAAAGATTTGTTCTCAGAACACAACATCAAAGTAGACGAAGAAACATATGATATCGTTTCAGAACTCGAAGAAGAAATGAAAGATCTTGAAGAGAAGTCAAACAAAGTTGTAGACGAAAATATCCGTCTTACAAAAGAAGTTTCTGATCTTCATGCTGGAGTTGTTTTCGAGGAAATGACGAGTGAGCTCAATATGTCTCAGCGTGAAAGACTGAAAGTTCTTTCTGAGAATTTAGATGCAAGTGATCTAGATGCTTATAAAGAGAATCTTTCTACTATTAAAGAGTCATTCTTCAAGGAAACGAATGTTTCTCCGAAAGACGATGTTGTTGACGAAGAAGACGAAGTAATGATTGAAGAGACAGAGATTAAAAAACCAATCTCTGAAGATCGCACAATCAATGCTCTCGTTGAGGCTCTCAACTCAAGAAAATCTAAATAATTTAAAACTGAAAAAATAAATTTTATAAATAAATTCAGTAAATAATCTACTAAGGAGATAGAAACAAATGACACAGTCAAACTATCAAAAACTTGTGGAAAAGTGGGGCCCAATCCTTGAGCACGAATCTTTTTCACCAATTGCAGATCAACACCGTAAAAGTGTAACTGCAACCATCCTTGAAAACACAGAGTCAGCTCTGCGCCAAGAGGGTGACGCTTCAGCAAACATGACTGCACTTCTTTCAGAAGCGCCTGCAAACGATGTAGGTACTGATGGCGGATTTACAGGTGCGGCAACAGACGCAGGGCCAGGAGCAGGTTACGATCCAGTACTTGTATCTTTGATCAGACGTTCTATGCCAAACTTGATTGCATATGACATTGCTGGTGTACAGCCAATGAC